CGAGTACGATGATGCGAGGTTCGCGTACGCATAAGCGAGACCGGAGAGCGCATGCGAGTTGTTGCCAGACCGAAGAACACAGCGGCCTTTGCTGCTGTTTATCCAGAATCCTGCAGCATAATTGGTCACAAACATACTGGTATCACTCGCATGTACTCTTCGCGGCAGAATGTCACATTTTGCTCCATGTACCAAACGTACAATATTATGCCCGTTTGCCGAGTTCGCAGTCATTACGGTACGCTCTGTTTTCTTTATCGGGTCATAAATATGCGCTGTGTAGTCAGACGGATATGAAGAATCATTTTCCGGACATCTCGCTTTGTAGAACTGCTCATAATTACTCACGTTGATGGCTATATTGTCCATCCATTCTGACTGACAGCCCACATACCCTTTCAGCCCCATGATTGAGTTCAGCGAGTTTCCTGTATTCTTGCTGTCTGCCATACCTATATTGTCCAGTTTGTTCAGGTTGTTGCCAATGCCACCGTTACCTACAAGCGCCTGTTCATTTGTTGTCCCGCTTAGGGCCCACCACAGATTGCTTATTTCCTTATTCTGCTCATAGTCTATCAGCTGATACCCGTCTTCCCTGAGTCTGCACAGATTCTGGAAATCCTTGAATGTGTAGTTCAGGCTACCTTTAGGAGCTTCGATAGGATTCCCCTCGCTGTCGTACTTCCACTCACCGGAAGTGGATGAGACATTGTTCCCGACTTTCGCTGTGACATTTCCCGATAAACTTCTTGCTCTTTTCATGCCGTCCGTAGTTACCGGATATATGCCTACCAGACTGTCATTGTCACCTACCTCATGCTCTGTCCATTCCGGTTCTATTGCTTCAATATTACTGCTGTCTACGGCAAGACATTCAATATCTTTAATATCCCGGAACGAAGTAAAATAAAACCATTTTGAGCCTCCGGGAACGTCACAGAACAAATAGTCCCCTGTCAGGAAATCAAAATAGGCGTGGCTCACGTTCATGATAAACGTACCGGTCACCCGGTTGTTTTCGTCTGTGAACACACCTCCCAGGCGAGCGTGATTCACCCCAGGCCATCTCACCTGTTTCATTCCCTTCACGTCCATCCTGTAGCTGTTCGTGTTCGCAGCCGTGCTTATCACGTCTTCTCCCATGAGTTCTCCAGCAACTGCATCACTTGCATATACGCCCGTATTCTCCCTGTACAGCATTTCCGACAGCTTCTGCTTACGGGTGTTCTGTGCGGTCGACAGCGGTTCCTCCTCCGTAGTCGATGGTATGAAGTATTTTGCCTGGTTCTTATAATCATTCACTCCCTTGTACCAGTGGTGCGGTGCATGCCAGAATATGTCAAAGCCTTCTCCGGCTGAGTCCGTAATGTCGAAGCTGTTTCCGTTCTTCAGATAGTTGAAGTCTTCATCACTTAGCTGTACGCCTTCAAGCTGCTTCAGTTTGGTATTATACGAACATTTGTACGCGTGACAGCCTTCTCTTATTTTGAGTATGTGTCCGCTTGCCACATAGCTGTTCCCGTAGTCTGCTCCTGTCTTGTTCTCCGGATTGCTGTACTTCTCACAAGAGTCGCTTGTCACCACGTCGTTTATCTTTATGATAGAAAACTGCGAGTTGTGCAGATTCAGTTGCGGGAAATACGCAGACAGCTCTTTCAGCTCGTCTGTTTCAATAAGTTCGCTCAATATCCAACGGCCGGTAATACCGCTACACTGTTCCTTTTCATCATAAGCATTTCCGTTTGCGTCAAGCCCGATTGCGCCGCTTTCCTTAATGGAACGCAACAGTCCGACACTGGCGGTTGCATTCACATTGGGAATCCGGACGGTCTTTAGCGCACTCGCATTGACTATCTGTTCCAATAGCGTCATGGCATCTACATACGGACACTCATTGACAAATATCTTTGTTATCTTGGCTACACCACCGAGCGTCAGTCTGCCGGGATAGGTAAGGTTGGGCAGGTTGTTCAGCACGAGTTCCGTTATTGTTTCCGGAAGCGTAAGTTTGTCTATCGGCGATGTTTCAGCCAGTGTGATGGCAGAAAGTCCAGTATTGTCGGCATATACGGAAACCAGACGAGGACACTTCGATGCGTTGACGGTCTGCACTTCTGTGTTGCGCACATCAAGAATGCGCAAGAACGGCATATCACCCAAATCAAGGTTGGTCATATAGCCTGTGTTACCGGGCGACATCGTCCAGTTACCATGCGATTCTCCGCCCACATACAATTCCTGCAACAACGACATCTTGGGCAATGTGTTTCCAAATTGGGGGTCGATACTGATTTCACTCAAATCAAGCATACTCATTCGGTCTGCCTGATAGATGTATAGCATAATGTTTTCTCCGTGTTGAAAGTTTGTGAAAACACCTTCTTCTCCGGCTTTCAGGTAAATGCCTTCCGTGATATTTCCGCTGTCATTACCAATGCCAAAATATCCGCTCTTTGCTGCCTTGAAACGGATGACGGCACCTTCTTTTGCACCGATACGTCCACCGATATAACCACTCTCCGCCTTGAAGTCGCCGCAGCGGTAGTAGCCGTCACGGATGCGCCAACGTTGTTCAATAAATGCCGGTAGTGAGGTTAGACCCAAGCCTTGCAGGGCATAGAAATAAAGGTCGCTGTACCCTGTATATTTAATATACTTGCGTTCTCCGTCATAGCTTGATACCACTTTCTGCCATTTCTTCAAGCGTTCTGTCACGAAATAGTGCATAGCCCCTTTAGGTGAGAAAGGACCCGCGCCTATACCGAGCGTGTCAGGCAGGGAGCGCATGGTGTCGGCTATGGCCGACAAGGTAATGGTATTGCCGTTTTGGTCAACTTCCATAGTCTGCTGTCCTCTTATATCGTTCCACAGCACAGAACCTCGTCCTGCGTATGCACTGTTTGTCAAATCGCCGGGGTCAACTTCCGGGTCAATGGTCTGCCCTCCGTCATTGTCCTTTCCGTTGCAGGTGTCGCAGTCATATACCTTGTTGCAGTACATCCGTCTTGCCTCCATACCGTTTACACCGCTATATATACCGTCTTTCACGCTGCATCCGTCCTCCAAGAAGAACATGGGCTGCATATTCTTCGCCTGTTGGTCAACGGCGGCAAGGTAGTCGGTAAACAGGTAGTACGATACCAACGAATAAGGACTGATGTATTTCCACATCTTCGTCTTCCATATCTCCTGCCATTTTCCTGCAAGTTCTTCCTTGGCATAGTCGCAGCTGTCGCAGAATTTCAGCACCTGATACAGGTCGAACGGCACTTTCCGTCCCATGGCCAGGTCTATCTGCAACTGCTCATCGTCAATCATACACTCGAAGTAACGTGTCCACATCGGGTAGGTTTCCTGTCCAAGTTTCAGTTTGGTAACCCAAGAGGCCTCGGCGGTGGTCGGCTCCATCATGTCGGCAACACTTCCCACTCCCTGCCACCAGTTCATGGCATCATAGGTCAGAAGTTCGTAACCGCTCACGGGGTTAAGTACTTTCCCGGTAATCTGCCATTTGCCACCAACCTGTTTCATTTCTCCGGTTTGTGCAGTCCATTCACCTCTCTCATATGCCATAAAGCGATAATCCTGTCCGCAATACAATGATAAAAGATATAGTTTATCCTTATTTGTTGTTCCATCATTCTTGAAACGAGTTTCTATCTGGTCAAGATTCTCTCCTTCTTTACCGAAGTATTCTACAAAGTCTCCATAATTGATGCAACCTTTATTGTATCCGGGAGTATCTTTAAAACCAAGCGCAACCTGTTCTCCTTTGTCTTCTTTCCAGTTTCCTTTGGCGTGAAACCATGCATCGGTAAGGCTTTCTTGTGTCGCACGGAATGCGGCAATGGGATGATTGGCTGTCGAATGGTTCATCTGCAATCCTTTCAACGAGACATCGCTTTTGGTCCAAGTGCCGTCAAATGCACGCTGTGCCGGAGTAAGGTAATCACTGCCAAGAGCACGGAAAGTGGCATTCATCAGGTCGCATACACCGCAGTCGTTTGCCCCGGAACTGTCAGAATAGTCCACCTTTACTGTGATAATCTTCACAGGAATAGTATTTTCTCCTACACGCACATAGCCTATTTTCATAAGTTCGTATGAAATTCGGGCATCTTCGTTGTCATAGTCCGGGTAGATAGGTGTAACTTCCCAACCTTCATTTTTCTGAAGATAGAAGCGGTCGTTCTTGATAGGTCGCTTTGCCGATGTTGTTCCCTGTCTTCTCCATTGTACATTGATTGCCTTGAAACTTCTCCATGGTCGTTTCGGGTCGTAGTAGAATAGTGTACATTTGAATTTCTTGCTCGTATCTATGTCACCGTCAAATGTGTCAAAGGTCTGCTGGTCTGCCACCACCACATAATAAGGCATTCCCTTGGCAGAAAGGGCTTCTATGGTGGGGCGGTTTTGCGTGTCAAGCACGTTCTCTTTCTCGTATTCCACAACCATGGCAGTGGTGTCTGTCAGTTTGCACAAGTAGTTTTGGAACGCCTGTGCCCATTCATAATGACTCTCGTAGGCAAGCATATAGTACAGGTATAGGTCTCCTTCCGTACCGTTGAACGTAACGGTTCTGTTGTTAAGGATTGCACCACTGTCACTGATATAACCGATACAGCCCACTTCTTCTCCGTTCAAATACAACTTCATGCAGGAGTAATTGCTTCCACCCCGTGATACATAAATGGTGGACGGTTCGACAACTACTGCCATCGTGATTTTCTCGCCAGAGCGAAAGCTGCGCTCAACTAAGGCAGGCTGTCCTGTTTTACAGTAGATAGCAGCTTTGTTGCCGCATACATAGAAACCTGCACCGCTATCAGGGTCATAACACTCTATGAGTTTTGAATCTGCTTCCTTGATGTTCTTGGTGGCAAATGCGAATTGGACGGCACAACCTGTAGTCCGTTCGGTGGCAGAGTTCCCGAAAGGGTAGTAATCCAATATCTCCGCTTTCACATTCTCTGCTATGCGAAGGCATCGTTCGCCCAAGTAGTCCACGAATCCGTTGCTTGACCAGTTTGCGCCCCTTACATCCATAGTTATGCCGTTGTTTTCTATGGTATGGTCGCTCTCGCTGTTGCTGCGCGCGGAAAAATCATATCCGAACAAAGCTCCGTCCTTGATGGCCATGTCAATGGCACTCCCTTTTACAATTACCTTGATTTCATTGGTGGACACATTTCCGCTCTTGGCATGTACGGTAATGCTCTGGCTTCCGTCCGTGCTGTATCCGCTTATCTGCTTGTTCACGGTAAGCGTTTCGGCAATCATGGCTTCCACGGATGTCACTTTCTCATCGTCATAGAAGACATCCACGTGCGTTTCCGTTTTACCCGATGTGTATGCTGCGACCTCTATGGTAAGGTTATCATACAGGCGGAGCGTACCGTTGTTGGTGTCGTTGAACCGGATTGCCACGATAGGAGTGGTGTCCTCGGCATCAATACACATGATAGCAGAGTAAATGGTATTGCCCCTTACTCCTGATTTGTTTTCCGTTCCGTAAATGCGTACCGGGTATGCCCCATGTGTCATCCGTTCGCCGCCGCCGAATACATTACTCGGATTGATGGATATGCTCTTGGTGTAACTGTCATTGACTGTTGCCTCTCCCAGTTTCTTCCATTCCCCGTTGTAGAGCATTTCCACTGTGGCACGTATGGATGAGGTGTTGTTTGGGAATTTGTAGAACTGTCCTATATTTTTTGCTGTGCCTCCTACGGTCAATGCGGTGCTGCTTGTGTAGTTGAGCGGCATAGGCTGTTCAACTGTAATATCCACAGCAACAATGGTAATGGCTTTCTTCTTGGTGTTCCCGTCCGCATCGGTAGCCTGAACAAAGAAACTCTTGGATGCGGCACTGCTGAAGTACTCAGTAAAGTCAAGTTCAAACTTATAGTCCGTGGCACTTGCCGAGCCGGTTTCGTTCATTGCCTCGCTATACAGGGTCAGCCCTGTGCTTGCATCAATGATTGAAACATTACGGATAACTCCAAGCACTTCGTTTCCGTCCGGGTAACTTACACTGCGCAAAGCGACATTGATTTTTATCTCAGAACCGAACGCCACAATGGGGGCGGCTTCCTCAAAGTAAATAGACAGGGTGCTGTCCTCGCTCGAACCTCCGCCTCCGCCGTTCTTCGGAATCTTAAGTACTACATCTTCTATCTGTCTTCCGTTCAGGTTCACGGCTTTGTAGTAGATATACTCCTCATCGCTCTCTTCGTCAAATCCTCCGATTGATTTTTCCTGCATGGTGTATGCACCTCCTGTGGAAAGGGCGTCTTTTCCTCCTTCTTCCGGCTTGTCGGATGTTTCCACCTTGCTTCCTCCGCTACCGAATGCAATCCACGGCTTCAAGTCCTCTGGGGTTATGTCGCTCGCTTCACGGGTAAACTGGTAGGTGAGCCACACGGGTGCGCCGTCATTGTCGCTTTCCGCTGTCTTGAACGTGAGGATGATACCGCTTTTAAGATAAGCTGCCCCATTCTCCTTTTCAAGGTCTGACACGGCTTTGATGGCTGTTGACAAAGTGTATTCCACATTTCCACACAGGGCGTTCACATTGATTATATCGCCTATGCTCTTGCCACCTCCTGCTCCGAAGTCGCTCCAGTTGTTTTCTTTAAACCAGTCCGAAGTATCGGTCCATTGCTTGGAAATCCATCCGGCTTCCGTCAGGAAAGTCAATACCACACCCGGTATCTGCAATATCGAGGCATATTCGGAGGAGGCACATCGGTCAAGGGCAACGGAAAATGTTATTTCCCTGTCCGTAAGGTCAAACAGTTGGTTTACATTCACAATGCTACGCGCCACGATTTGCTTGTTTTGCAAAAGTATGGCTTTTTTGTTTTCTTCCACCTGCTTGATGTCTTCCTGCAACTTAGCTCCTTCATCGCCGGGAAATGCCGTTGAACTTGTATGTCCGAGAGCGAGGTCTGAACCGATGACGGTCAGTTGCGTGCCGCTCCAACGGTAACTCTTTCCATCCTCTTTGCAGAGGAAAACTTTTCCTGAATAAGGAATCCGCCCATTCATGCTTACCGAACCGAAATTGTCGGCATCCAGCCAGTTGTTGTAATAGGTGGGGGCAGAAACAGTTTCCCCTGTATTGGGAGCATACGAGATGACAAAGCAACCGTTGGTCTTGTCATAAACGACATTGCATCCCTCATCGGTGGAACTCTTGTCAAGGCTTGCCGTTTGGGTGGTAATACCGGTAACGATTTCCTGAAACTCAACCGCATCATCCACGTATGCGGGCAGGTGTCGGCTCGGTATCTTGCCCAGTTCGTCCAAAGGGGCAAGCCCGCCGTTTTCCCCCTTTGAGTTCTTGAATGTATTCAGCTGACCGCTGACTTCATTGGCTTTGTCACTTGCTTTTTTTGCTGTGTCTTTGACAGTATTGACTTGCCCTTGCAGTGAGTTGACGCTGTTTCCGAGAGTGGTCAGTTGTGTATCCTGTGCCTTGTCTTTTCCCTCAATGTCGGTCACATCGTCTTGCAACTTGGTAATATCCCCCTGCAATTTTTCAATGGCTTCGTTATACTCTCCGCTGTCAATGGTCGGATTGCCGCCGCTATGCCCGGTCGGCACCCATTCTCCGCCGTCGGCGACATATATCGGTGCAGGAAGAGAAGTTCCGACAAGTGCCCACCAGCCGTCATGGGGAAATGGATAGGCGGCTTTCAGTTTCTCTATGGTGACAAACAGCCCCTTGTTGGCGGCTTTGATGTTCTTTGCCTCCAGCCATCCGTCCACTTTGACGTTCCCTTTCAGGTGGGTTTTGCCTTGGACGGTGGCATCGCCTCCTATCGCGGCATTGCGCCCAACGGTGGCATCGCCGTCTATGTGTTTTGATTCGTAACTCATATTAATGCTGATTTTGCCAATTCGTTCAATGCGGCACTTTTTTCCGCATCCCCGAATGTCGTTAATACTAATGCGGCTATGGTATATACCACAGCGTTGTAACATCGTTCGCAAATTTCCATCGCACCGTATTTGTCAATCTTCGGATAAGGCAGATATACGGCACGGCTTACTTTCGCTTCTATCGTTTTGCATGAATAAAATTCCATCACTCTTCCTTCCGGGCGTATGGATATGGCACAGACAGGGCGTTGGTACGTTCCCCTGATACCTTTGAACCGGGAAGATTGTCTTGCATATTCCGGGTCATCGGTATTTATGGGATAAAATACCGCACGCTCCCAATCGTTCATTTGGAAAACGACAAAACGCATGAAATCCTCCGGCAGCAATGTCCATCCGCTTTCATGCTCTTTCCAAAATATGGCATCGCCGAAGTTGTGTCCGCCGTCAAGCAGATAGGGAGGTGCGGAACTGTGTACACGCTTTACGGCTTCCACAATCTTGGACTTGATGATGTCGTCCAGTGCAAGCGTGTCCACATCACCGATTGCCGCCAATGTGTCACTCGCCATATTTTGGTCAAGTGCGATGCGGACATCTTTCGCTATGTCGTCAAGTTGATAGACTGCCATGCTCTTTTACCCGGTTATGACAATCCCTCAAACTCGATTCCGTTTGCGGCTGCCTGTTCTGTAATCGCTTTCATGCTGCGCATGGCTGTTCGGCTGATACCGAATGTATCGGCGAGATAATCCTTTGCTGCGGACAGGTCGCTCACTCTTACTTTTTTCAGAACCGGGTCATTTCCCTTAGAGGTTTCTCCGTCCTGATTGTCTTCTCCTGTTGTTTGGGTATCGGCAGTTGTCGTTTCTTCATTTTTCAGTTTTTTTTCTGCCTTTGCACCTCTCTTTTCACTTTCATCCTGCGCACTGTGCAGCCGGAACAGCCTGCCGAAATTGTAATGGCTCTCGATGGCACGCATTATATCCTCATTGTCTGTTGTAAACAGGCTGCTGCCGTTCGATAGGGGTGTGAACGAGATATGCAGGTTCTTCTTGCTTGGAAGCACCACATTGATACTTACGTTGGTGTTCGCTTTATAGGTCTTAATCATATACTTGTAAATTAAAAAAGGGATGGGACTCCTTATCCCATCCCCGGTTATTGATTTCTTTTTATGGATTACTTATGCCTCTTCTTCTCCCGATACAACAGGGGCTTTGGCCAGTTTCATGCGGGCGTGTGCCTTTGCATAGCGCAGGTACAGGCAACTCACTTCCTGAATCACTACGGCATCTGTACGGCGGATACCGGCTTTCTGCAAGTCGAGCACGTTTCTTGCCCAAGAGATATGGGTTTTCTTTGACAGATATTCCGGGTCCATTGCAAAGCCGCAGTCGCTCATGCCGTTCACGTCAAAAAGCTCGTGGTGAATGGTCAGCACCTCTCCGAAGTCGGTATCCCAAGACTTGAATTTCAAGTTCCAAACCTCCACGGTATCTTTCAGACGGAACTTCTCACTCTTGATTTTCGAGAATGCAGACAGCATATCGCTACCGCAGAAAAGGATTTTACGCTTGTTGCCGATACCTGTACCCACAAAAAGGTCTTTGGTAATATCAACAAGGTTCTCATCGGTAATGACGGCACACTGCTTGTCGGCATCCCATTCGCCCACTTCGATGTCCTTGCCGGCCATCCACCAGATACCGCCCGTAAACCAAGTGTTCATGCCGTCCTTGGCAATATGCTTGATGACGTTCTTCACGCCGAACAGGTAGGTGTTTTCCATAGCGAGGCGCATATCATATACACCGTCCTCCTCAATGTCCGAGAAATTCCAGTTCACTTCCTTGGCGGCAATCTTGTCAAAGGTGGACTGCTCTACCTGAATCATGAAGTTCTGACAATACTGGGTTTCAGGCATCGGGATGTTGTTGAAACGTCCTGTCTGTACATCCAACTCACCGCAAGCCTTGCCCATGCGCACAAGGGTTGTCCCGGCAGGGATTTCAGGTACAAGGATAGGCTGCTTCGAGCTGCTGTCCATGTTTCCGTTTACGGCATACACTGTAGGCAGGTTGGTGGTGCTGTCCTTGCCGCACACGCACAATACGAGGTCGGGAATAAGGCTGTCCGCATCGGTATATGCTGTTCCGTCAGGCTTGGTGATGGCAGGAACACCGACTACGCGGATAGTGTCGTCCAAAGTAAACATATTGGTGTCGTCCACCGGGAGCGACACGCTTGCGCCTGTGGTCATGGCGGCAAGTTCCTTGCTTGTGCTGCACTTGATTTCTCTTGTGCCTACGCTGTAATACTTAACTTCGAAAGAGTTTGTACTACTTGATTTTGCATAACGGCTGATTTGGTCGATAGGAGTTGCCATCGGACGTATCTTCACGATACGTTTGTCCACATCGCTCAAATAAAAATTTGAGTCACTATCCGTTCTGCCTGCGGTTTCCGTTGCGATACCGTCTGTTCCGCCCGTACCGTCAGCTCCGGCTGTTGTTTTACCTGCATCAGGGAGTTCGGAGGCGTTGGCCATGAACACACCGCTTGATGCGCCTGTCACAAATGCCAATACCATCAGCATGATGCGACACAGAAAACTTGTTGCTTTCTTCATTGCTCTTTTAATTTTTGAAAAGTGAATAAATAGAATTGATTTTACTTGTTTGTCCTGCGTTTTTCTCCGCCACGTTCCCAAATGTTCTGAGTTCCGTAGTTTTGGTCAATGATACCCAAATCTGGCATTTCTCGTGAGCCGCCTTTGCCTCCGCCGTTCTTGCTGCCGAGGTTGGCCGTGCCGTCATTCTTGCTGCCCTTGCGCAACTTTTCTTCAATCTTGGTGTTGCGGCCTCTTACTTCGCCCTCATGGTCTGCCTGTTCCACATCGCTGTCATGCCGGATGGCTTTGAGTGCCATTGCCACGCTCTCACGTGTGAACTTGCCCATGATTCCGTCACGCACAATGCCGACAAGGAAATCCATTGCACTGTCTATGTCCTCATCAGATAGTCCTTCTTCCTGCTGCATGGTTTCAAGGGTGGTCAAAGTCTCGTTGAGGTTCTTCTGATACTCTCCCTCGTACTCTTTCTCTTGGGCGATGCGTTCTGCAAACTCCTTATTGGCGGCTGCAAGTGCCTCCTGCTTTTCGGGGTCTTCAAGTGCGGCCTTGAAATCATCCCCGAATTTACGCACCATACCGATGATAGGGTCTTCGCCCTTTCTCCAGTCGGTAAGAAAAGCGGCACTGCGCGGGTTGCTTGCAAATAAGTCCGAGAGAGCTTTTTCTCGCTCACGGTATCCAGACAATTCGTTGTCGTAACTGTCGTAATCGTCATTGGTTTGACCAAATAACGCTTCATCATCGGCAAACTCCTTGTCGGGATACTTTGTTTTCAACCGTTCCATGTATCTGTTCCGGTTGCTTTTAACTTCCGTATTCTTAGGCATATACTGTAAATAATTAATGTTGTCTGAAACTTTGAAGCAAAAATAAGCTAAGATACACGCATTCTATGTTTATCTTTTTACGCTCCAATAGGTAATTTTGGTACACGGTTAAAGCTGTAATTTGTTGTAGGAATGAAACATAAAGGGGCATTGATGGAGTACTTTCAAGAACGTTCAGACGACTTGATGAGGGCGTACGATGAATATATTGAATCGTGCGACTATATCCGTATGCCTGATGTGTACAACAACATTGTCAATATGCCTTCACGCCGTTTTTGGGTAAGCGATATTCGGGCAGCTCTTGTGGTATCAGCGATGATGAAGGGCAAGGCGCATTTGGAGAAGATGTGTCCGTCCAAACGTGAAATGTACGAAGAAATCTATAGCCGTGTCATGGTAATGTACACCGATTATCCCGATAAGACTATTTCTGAACTATGTTCTATGGTTGTCATGCAGCCCGCCCCTAAATTCTACCTCACGCCTGGTAGTGCAAAGATTATGGTTTGTAAAGCAAGGAAAGAATGGGTAAGACGAAAACAACAAAGGCTGTTTCGCTTTTAATTTCAATCATTGTATGCTGCTTGGCTTTGCAGGATATTCAAGATTGGTCAGAAGTCGGTATCTTCAAAGATTGCGGACCGGGGTGTCGTATGTCATATCCATTTTATCATGTGAATATAATTCACGCCGCACTTAATGCGTGGTGTCTGCTTTCGGTCGTATTCATATACAATGTGTCATTATGGCGCTTGGTATTCGCATACATTTCCGCCGTATCTGTTCCAGTACTCTGTCTATCCAATATTCCTACGGTTGGACTTTCAGGGTTAGTATTTGTACTGTTCGGTTCTGTTTCTTTCGAGGTAGAAAGAAAGGGCTATTATCAATTATGGATGGTTGTCTATCTCGTCATCGGTTTTCTTTTTCCCGGCACCAATGCGTGGGTACACTTGTACTGCTATCTCGTAGGGTGTTTGGCGGCATTGTTGAACAAACCTGTAAAAATCGGTTAATATGCAGGAGGAAATCAGACTTATCATCGAAGAAAACAACCGCCGAAACGCAGAGGTGTATGCACGCTTTGACCCAATTGGCGGTTTCGGTTCGGTTGGGGAACGTGTAAAGGTCTGTATAGAGGACTTTCCGATACGCACCCAATACCTGCCTGTCGAAATGATGGATGTACCGCTTGTTCGGCAACTTGTCGAATGTGGCTCTGTCAAGGCATTCTTGCAGGAACTTGGAAATGCCAATGAGGAAGATTATGAAAGCGACCGGCTCAAAGTAATAAGTCAGTTTGTGCGCATACGTAACAAATATGACTTCCCTTTTTGGGCGGCAACATTCGTCTATATTAAGAACAAGGGGGGAGGCGAAGATGTGTTATTTCGCCTTACTCGACCGCAACGTCGTTTCGTTGAAAGGTTGGAACGATTGCGAAAAGCTGGTAAGCCTATACGCCTTGTTTTGCTGAAAGCACGGCAATGGGGAGGTTCTACTACTTCGCAAATATATATGGCATGGTTGCAGTTGGTTCATAAAGTAGGACTGAACTCACTTATCATCGCCCATCAAGGTGCGGGTTCGGACGAAATTAAGGATATGTTCGACCGTATGATAAAGAACTATCCGGTGGATATGCTGCACAAACTGGGTGAAACCTACAGCGAGAACGAGCCCAAAATGGTCGGAGTCGGTAAGTCGGGCAGCATTCATCGTGTACCGCAACGCAACTGTAAGATTAAGATTGGTACTGCCGAACGACCGGACTCTTGCCGTGGTGGAGACTACAACCTTGTGCATCTGTCCGAGGTAGGACTATGGAAGGCGACAGATGGAAAGAAGCCCGAAGACATAGTGCGCTCCGCCTGTTCTGGCGTATTGCTGCGCCCATATACGATGATTGTCTATGAAAGTACCGCCAATGGTACAGGTAATTTCTTTCAAAAGGAGTATGACGATGCCAAGAACGGAAAATCCCAGTTCGAGGCAATGTTCGTGTCGTGGTTTGACATAGAACAGTATTCGTTGCCTCTTGACGATGTGGAAGCTTTTGCACAAATGCTGTATGCAAACCGTGAGAATGACGGCATACCTTCATCCCGTGAGGAAAACGGCAAATATCTGTGGTGGCTGTGGGAGAAAGGCGCAACGCTTGAAGCTATCAATTGGTACATACAGGAACGTGCCAAATATACCGAACACGGATTGATGGCGGCAGAGTTTCCTTCCGATGATGTTGAGGCGTTCGTCCATTCCGGCGCACGTGTGTTCGACAAATACAAGGTCGAGAAACTTAAAGCATCATGCAAGCCTCCACGATATGTAGGAGAAGTATATGCCGATGGTGATGAGGGGAAGAAAGCATTGCAAAACCTCCGTTTTGTTGGTGACAGCCAAGGCTTGCTACATATTTGGGAAATGCCTGAGATTTACGATGACGAAGTGGTAACCGACAGATATTTGACGGTGGTCGATGTCGGTGGGCGTTCCAATAAGGCTGACTGGTCCGTCATTGTCGTGTTCGACCGTCTCTTCATGAATGACGGAGGAAAACCCACTGTTGTGGCGCAATGGTACGGACATATAGATATTGACCTCTTGGCGTGGAAAGCGGCACAGATAGCGGCTTTCTATGACAATTCCATGCTTGTGATTGAGAGCAACACACTTGAAACACATGACAAGGAAAGGCAGGTGGACGGAGACCAATCCCAATTCATTCTCAATCAGATTAAGGATGTTTATCCCAACCTGTACGCACGCAAGCAGTCGGAGGAGGCTATTCGGGAGGGCTTGCCAGTGAACTACGGTTTCCACACCAACATAGCCACAAAACCGATGGTAATCTCAACCCTTGTGAAAGTCATCCGTGAGAGCCTGTATGTTGAGCGTGATGCCCGTTGTCTGGACGAATATCTGTGTTATGAGAAGAAACCGAACGGGGCGTTCGGGGCGATTATCGGTAAACACGATGACTTGTTGATGACCCGTGCCATTGGTCTGCACATCTGTTTCTTTGAAATGGATATGCCTAAATTCGTACCTCGTGTGGGAAGATATATCAGCAGGAAGAAAAAAGCGGTATCTGCCGCAACAATATAGTTTAACAATTTAACAACAGGAAAGATGAACATCTTTAAGAAAATCCGTGCTTCACTCCGTTTGCGTGAGGCAGTAAGACAAGCCGACAAGGCACATCGTGAGAATGGACAACGCTACTATGTAATGCCGACAAGTGGCGTGAGTGGACAACTTGTAATTATGGATAGGAACAATTTCCGTAAACTCAAACAGAAGCACTATATCAACCATAATACATTCGTCAGAGACCTCGAATTTGAGTGTTTCTATTGCACTCCGTACAATAACGGGGCAGGTAAATTATCTTCGGCTGTAATGGCGAAAAAACGTAATCAGTATTACTCATGGTTGGAAGCAATCGGCAAATCAAGAAAAAATGGGAAAGTACGGAAATATTGACGGTATAGCAACACTTACCAACGACCCGCTCGCACTTGACAATATCAATAAGTTTAAAGTCGGGGACCGGGTGATGTGCAACGATAATGGTGTCATTGGTACGGTCAAGGAATTGGATATTCCGAACGAAGCCTGTATTGTTGATTTCGACAATGGAGAGGAAGATGTCTGGATAGAGAAATTCCAACTGTCCAAAGAATAATAAATAGACATGAGGGTGTATCAAATTGAATATATTTGGTACACCCTCATTCTTTATCCGCTAAGCATGGGCTAATTTGATTCTTTTCTCGTTGCCTCTTGACCAAATGTCATCTTCGCTTTGTCCATATGTCGCAAGCTGTTCTATTTCTTTCTTTTGTTGTTCCTGCCAAGGCTCAAAATCAATAATATCCCTTATAAGCCATGAATCCCACCGCCCCCTGAAACAGACACCCCGGTCATCAAGATACACGTCGGCTATGATTTTTCCACTTGTATGTTCCGGTTGATTCGGGTTTTCGTTTATATGGTCGTATGAAATATTGTTTTCTGCCAACCACTTTTCCAATTTTGCAGTTTTCTTGCGTGTCGTGAAGATGATGATAGTCCATCCGTTTTTCTTTAGGGTGGCTGTACCTGTATCTGCATTCGGTATCATCTGCCCAAACACATCCTCGCCTTGCCAACCTTTACTGTAGTCATGAATGACACCGTCAAAGTCTATACAAATAGTTTTCTGTTCCATGATGTCGTTAAATTAAAATTATTGCCTTATTGCATTATTCAGTTTGTTCACGGCCTGCATGTTCGCACCTTGTTGCGCTTGCGCCATCAGTTCGGGAGAAAGACCGTCAGGCATTTTACCCTGTTCTAATTGCTCTTTCTGCGACTTGATGCTCTGTAATAGTTCATCGGCAAACGGGAAGTCGCCATGTTCAAGCAACTGTTCTACGCTGATAGCCTGTGCTTGCCACAACTGCATGAGTATGTCGTTGGCAAGATGCCTGTATGCAGGGGTGGTTGTGCTTTCAGTAATGCTCAGGTCAAATTCCACATCCCGTATCTTTTTCGGGTCGTATTCGATTTGTGCGCCGCTCCGTCCGGCAATGTTGAACACACGCTTGCTGTCATAGAACTGCTGCATATTCTTTACATCCTTGTATGCACCATCCACCACAAAACCGCTGAAGCATTCCAACAGGTCAAGCAAAGTGGTGGTTGCATTTTGTGTCTGTTGTTGGAAATGGGCTGCACTCTCTCCCGAGAATCCGGGTTTCCCTTGCAATGCCCCTGTAACTCCAGAAATGTCCTCGAAGAACTTCAACTGAATATTCAGCAACTCGGTAATGCCGATGTTGGTCGAATTGTTGGCCACTTGTTCCGGCACACGTCCGCTCTTGCTCGGCTTATAGACAATCACACCGTTGAACTCAGCCCAGCCTTCCGCAATGTCGTCAATGCTCACTCCGTCCGGCAGACAATCATCGGGCATCATCAGTACCCCTTTGGCACTCGCACGCATTATCCAGTCATAAAGGGTTATCAAACGGTTGGTATATCGCTGTTGGTCGATGACATCAGATACGAACGAATGGATTTCACCGTCAATGAACGGATAAGCCTTGAATACGTATGGGTGGCTGTCGTGTTCGTATGGCGTTTCTCCCTCTTTCAGAATATCTCCGAATGGCGACAGGTAATAGAAATACCAATAATCGTCAATAAACCACGTGGCTTTAATGAGCGGCACTTCTTCTTCGGGCATACCGACAGACTTCGCCATTTCAATACGTTCGTCATTGACGGCGACCACACACTTTTGGTAATCCTTCACATCTATCTTGAAGATGTCCCCGTTTTGATAGTCATGGCACCGGTATCTTGGTTTTTGCTCCTTGCGCCAGACCTCAATGACTCTGCACCGTCCCGGCTCGCTCGTAAACAGAAAATCGTAGTTTTCCAAACGGCTGTAGCCGAAACTCTCTGCATACGAGGCGATGTATTCTTTCTTTGCCGCCCACTTGTAGATGTCTCTAAGTCTGCGGTAATCTTCGGGTGAAGAGGCGAACTGTTCGCAAAGCTGCCCGAATGAAATATCGTGTATCTCGCCAAGGACCGATACATCCCAACCTCTGAAATCACGCATATTGTTGTCTATGAAGAAATTGTTCGGCTGTACATAGTCCGTCCAACAATCCTCTTTTCCGTTGCGCCAACCGTATGATTTGCGATGTACAATGAAGCCGCTGATAAGCAACTCCTCCATTGTCCGGGCATATACCTCCGTCATCCGGTTCAGTTGCATATTGCATTGCAGGATGGTACTCATCGTTTCGCCCAATTTCTGCTCGTCTCGGTCGCGTGCTGTACAGGTCGGTTCTTTGCTCTGGCTTCGATACACGCCGAGTACGCTTTTTACCAATCTGCGGATAAGGTTGTTCTTCAATGGAACATTGCCCTGCCTTTTTATATACTCTTCTTCCGTCATGGTCTCACCGTCCACACATATTTTGTCATCCCACTGAAAACCGTAGGTATATCGCTTGTTGCGCTCTCTGTCCTTTCGGAAATCCTCCATCTGATTCCAATAGTGCTGTGCCTCCATCAATATATCAAACGCCCTGCGGTCGCCCGACTGCTGTGAAGACATTATTACGGTATCCATTTCCTCCGTATCACGTTTGGGTGCGACACGACTCATGGACAGCAGTCTTTTATTTCCATTTTTTGTATTATACATAATCGTTGAATATTATCAGAATGCTTAGGATAGACACAAAGGTACTATCCCAAGCTTCTTTTCAAGTATAACTATTTACGTTTACGGGTAAGGTTTATTTCATCTATCATTTCTTTTTTGACTTCGTTCAACTCGGCTTCGATGTCCTTGCGTTCCTCGTCACTGATTGCTTCTTTCAATTCATTGTAGAGGTCGTCAATGTCTTCACGATAATCCTCGAAAATTTCGTAACGCTCGTATTCGGGTGAGTTGTTGAGGAAATCAATTTTTTCCGCATAGTCAAATATGCCGTTGTCGGTATCTTCCTCATAGTGCTTCAACCGGGATTTCAATCGGTCATGTTCCTCTTTCAACCGGAAATACTCATTGTTCACAGCCCTGTATTCGGTGCGTTCGTCCCCGGCTTTCACAAGTCGGTTTACCAACAGGATGCTGCGAGGGTCATACTCTCGGTCTCCTGCAATGGTTTCTGCGGTCTTGCTCAACTTGTCGATTGTTCCGAACACACCTCCGAAATAACCGTTCAACATATATTCTATCTTTGCCGGGTTAAGGTCAATTGCTCCTTTTGTGTATGGGTCTCCGCCTGTTGCTTCGTTCATTACATTTGCAAGCCCAACAATGTATTTGTTGGCACTCTTGTATGCTTTTGTCCATTCGGGCATATCCTTATTCCAAGGTGTGTTCTTATACAAAGGCATACCTGTCCAACTCTTTTCTGCTACGTAGGCTTTCCACAAAGGTTTGTATGCACTCGGCACAAAGGCGTTCAGTCCTCCACCGCCCTCCAAGAAATCAATCGGCAATATCTGTGTCGCCTGTCCTGCAATGGATTCTGCTATTTCTCCGCCTGTAAGATGTTCCTTCCCGTTAAGGGCAGAAATCATCAGTTCTCCCATACCGTAAACAGCCCTGTATTCTACCGGAAGAGGAATGGATACCCAACTATTTCCTGCCCTGAAAAGAATATTGCTGCGCCTTACATATTCGGGAAGATTGTAGTATGCGTTCTTGTCATCATCGTCATCATCATCGCCACCTAAGTAGGCAACAATGGCACCAAGAAGGAATATCGCTGCAATACCTGTAAAGGCTTTGGCAGGGTGGCGTTTCATCTGTCGCCCGAAATTGGTTGTACCCTGTACAGCGGCATTCCAAAAGACGAAACCGCTACGACCTATGCCCGAAACAAATGCGCTCGCATTGCCAACTCTTGTCTGCGCTGTTGCATTAAGGAATTTTGAACCGCTACCTTTCTTGTTGAAGTTTACGCTTATCTCCTTTGCATCATAGATGGCTCTGTCAATGCTCCTTCCCATTTCACGTGATGTCATGAATGCGGCAAAACGGGCGCAGTTCTCGACTGCCCGGTTGTATTCATCAAAGCGTTCACCCAACAAGTCCCATGCTTTTTTTACAGGAATCTTGCCGTTAGATTTTTCCAGTTCCCTGCGTATGTCGTTCTTATGCTGTTCAATGTCACGGACATTAGCATAGCCTGTTTCTCCTCCGTTCATCATGAACTGATGAAACATCGCTTCCGTCTTGTTACCCATGTCAAGTGTCCCTTTTCGGTGCTTTGCCAAAAGTTGCTTTATCCTTACAGGGTTGGCATACATATAATTTCGATGAAAACGCAGTGCGTAGTTCGGGCTTTCCCTTATCCAAGTCATGGTGTTGGTGTATAGCATATCTCGCATGAAGTTCGATACGATGAAGTCCGGGTTGCGTGTGGTATAGAACGCACTCAACTGTCGGTTTATCTTCTCGCCTGCACGGAGAATAGCACCGATAGCACCCGACATATCATTATCGGGGTTAGTCTGTCCGTTCAACGCCTGTGCTGCACGAGGATTGGCGTTAATTGTAATCACATAGTCCCTGCCACCACGCTTCACCACAACTTGGTGTTGTCTCATATCTCGGCTTTCAACGATGCGGTAAGGAATACCGATTGCATCTTTACCTTTCTTGTAGCGTGCAGGGTCATTCTGCGCTAATGCTTCCATCTTGGTCTCGAAGTCCTGCATCTTCTGTTCCACCCCCTCGGGGGTGTCGGTGCTTTCGATGTTGTCCGGGAACACAGGCTTCCACTCATCGGTTACAGCATAGTACTCTACCCACAGGTCGCTGACGCTCACAAGGTCGCTCGGGTGGTTGAGGGCAAAGTTTAGGAAACGCTGCTTCACCAACTTGTTTCTATTACCCTGCATTATCGCTGCCTCTGCCATACTTTCAAGGTTGGCAAATGGGTCATCGGCTTTTGATGGACGTCCCCCGGCTTTCTTGATAGGAGCATTGAACGCACTGTGCTTGTGAGAAAGGTATGCGTATGCTTCAGCACTTGTCTTTTCATCAAAGCCACGCAATGGGATATAGAACTCGTACATATCCGAAACCTTGTCGAATGTTTCCTTGCTCATCATACCGCATTCATAAGACTTTTTCAGAATAGCTTTGCTAACGGCATTCACCTTCTCCCAAAGGTCGGCAGTGTCGTGTGCGTTCTCATAATCATCAACCATCTGTTGTGCTTCTGCTTCCGCATTGGCAACCTCGTCCATACCTGTAAGAGCTGTCAAACCTGCAAAATCTCGGTCGCTATATTCACCGTTCTGCTCGGCTTGTGTTCTCATATACTCGTTACGCTCAAGTCCGTGCTTTGCCATCATATAATCGGTCAATTCCTCACGCTCTGCCTCAGTCCGGGCGAGTTTGGCAACCTCATCAAGCATTGGCTTGAACAGGGTGTGGGCAAAGGCATCGGCTTCGGCTTTGTTCACGCTCGACAGACGGTTTTCTCCCAAGTATGCGTTTTCAAATCCGTCCACATCCTCAATGTTCGTTCCTTGCCCGAGGATAGCCTGCATAGCCTCTTTAAGTCCGAGCATACTATCCTGCAATGCTTCCTGTGATTGGAACATTCCTGTCTTAACACGTCTTTCGTAGCGGTCTCGTGCCAACTCTCTTTCGTGTATTTCGGGGCTGCCGTCACGATAGAGGTCATCATCGCTCTCTGCTGCAAAATTCGGGTTGCGGTTTGTATCCGAATAGTTACCAACCCCCAACTCGTATTGTTTTGCCACATCAGCAGCTTCACCCAAGATGCTCCTGTATCTGCCCGGCTCGGCAAGGTTCTCATAGCTTCGCCACAATATGTAGCGCAGTTCGTTGTCTGTCAGAGTAACCCCTCTGAAATCATCAAAGCCTATCTTATGGAGCATATTCAGGAAGAAATCCTTTATCTGTTGCCACCAACTTGCGTTGATGTTCTCAAATTCGGTATCTTCGGCAAGCGAAGCAAGATATTCTTCGGTAGCCTTACTGAAATCCCAACCGTTTTTTGCAGCCATATCTACAATGCGTCTACGAATGCTTTCTTCTGCATTGTTGAGTACATTATCAAGGAATGTATCAAAATGTTCGCCGAACAGCTGACGCAATCCGTAGTGGGCTACCGCTTCATGAAGCAGGGTCTGCTCTATGTCAAATACGCTTGAATGGTTGGGAATGACAATGGTTATCTTCCCTGTACTCTTCGAGTAGAAGCCTTTTGCACGCTGCTTCTTTCCATCCAAGACGGAAGCATCAGTAACAACCTCCACATTGTCAAGATGCAGTTTTTCTGCAAGGCTTTCCACACGTTCTGCCATTCTTTGGCGTTCACGCTGTGCAAATTCTCTCCGTTGCTTTGCCGTTCTCCTTGACCGCCCGAGCAGTTTTGCTACTGGGTCATTCTCATAACTGACTTCATCATCGGTATATGTACCAATACCGTTACGATAGTCATTTGCAATCTCTGTATTGAGTGCGGCAATCTCTGCATCAGTAACAGCATTTTCCTGTCTGCGTTGAGGCTCACGACCTGCTTCCTTGACCATTTCATCAACTTCAGACGGAGTAAGCAAGCGTTTGACACGCATAGCACCTGTGATTATCCAAGGGTCTGTTTCAGGATTAGGATTGGTACGGTAAGTGTACGCACCATTTTCAGGAATCCTTGGAAGTCCGGCATAACTGTGTTGGAACTTGCCGTTCTTGTTGTAACCATAACTCATGGCTTCTTCCTGATAGTCCACGTCATTGGCATACTCCACCTCAGCCCAAACAAAATTGGCAGGGAACAGGGTTTTATCTCCGTTCTCATCAATGCGGTTAAACTGCAATGCGTATGGAATGACCCCTAAATGCCATCCGGGACGATAGGCAAGTTTACCACTACCGCCTTGTGTGCCTTTTCCTCCGGCCTTTACCTGATTGCGTCCTGTCTTGCTCTGTCCTGCTATTGGTGCCGCATCAGCATCAAGCCAAACACCGACAGGCGTAGCTGCTCCATTAGGATTAGCAACCATAGGAGGATAGAGCTGTCCGTTCTTCAGGACGAACACCTTGTAACCGATACCTGTATTCTTCGGAGCTTCGTCCTCACGAATACGATACATTGTGTCGTCACTACGATACAGCACATCTTCCTCATTCTCGCCCTTGACCTTTACGCCCAGCCTGCTAAGGACTGCAACAACCTTGTCTATTTGACTTGTAGGAATGTCGGCACGCAATTGTCCTCGGTATGGATAGAAGTTTCCTCCTGCTGCCTTTAACAGGTCTGCGTTCTCGTAATATTGAGCACCGTCCTTTTTGCTCTTTGGTATGGTGAGGTAGTGCATATTAGACCAACTACTGCCCTCTATGCGCACCTTACCATCGCTGCTTGTGACTGTCTCGTATTGCTTAATTTGCTGCAAACGACTGCTAATAGGCGCACCGCTGGTTTTCAGCATTGATGCGTTCCATTTGTCTGGCATAAGAATACCATCATGCACATTGCCGTCAATGTCCGTGTAGCTGATAAGCTGACCAGGATAACCGCCATGCTCGTCTTGCGTGTCGGCAATAGCCTGCAAGATGTTGCCAGTCATGATGAAACCTTGTTTGCGTGTCTCATTCGGTATCTGTGAATCCCAGTTGTCAAGAGTGGTCGAACGAGCTGAGTCCCAATTTTCATTGGTCATTCTGTCAATGCTTGTTAGGGCTGTGCCGTCTGATAACTTAACCTCGACACGTCTGCGTCCGTCAAGAGTAGCGAACACAGCAAGCGTAGTAGATGCGGTTATCTTCTTGTCTTTTGTCTTGTATCCGCAGAAGATTGCAGGAGAGGCGAAGTCGAACACCATTGATTCAAGTGTTTCAGGCACAAGATAGCTCTTGCCAACCTCAAACATATCCAATCGTCTCAATAATTGGTCGCTGTTTGAGTTCAGCCTTATCATGTTATCCTGATGCTTGGCTTCTACTCGTTCGTTGGTATCAGCCGTAACACGAGCAATAGCCTCACTCTTTTCCTCGGCAGTACGTTTCTGCTGACGGTTTATTTTCTCCGTCTGCTTGGCGATGTCTTCTGCAGCTTTGGATTTAGCCTTTTCGTATCGTTCGTTTTCGGCTACTATACGTGCTTCATCTTCCTTGTGAATGGTGTCCTTGACATTATGCAGGTGTTCATCTGCATTGCCGTTGTTGATTTGAGCGATAACCTTTTTAACCTCTTCAGCTTTCATCGGCTTTCTCAAAACATCCATTTCTACCTTTTCAACATAGGAGTTACGGGCAAACGGATTGTTGCCATTAGGGTCAATACCCTCAGATGACACTCGCTTGTCCAATGTGGTTGCACGAAGAGGCATGACGGATATTTTCAGGTCGTTGCTGCCAGTATCGTTGAGATACTTTATCAGCTCGTTATAACGCCTTACAACATCGTCATAGAACTCTTCTTGCTCCTTGGTGCTAAGCAATGCCACATAGCCAGTGACCTTACGGGCATCATCTTCCTGTGGTTTGTATTCCTCCAGTTCGCTTGCCTGTACTCGTCCTGCTCCAGCACCTGCTTTCTTCAAAGGCGCACCCATCTTTTCGTACACCTCTACGTTGTCTCGCAGATACTCAACTACTACCTGACTGCCGTACTTGTTCAACAGGTCTGGTGCTTCAACCTCGTTACTCTCGCTGTCCTGTGATGTTGTCGTATTGGCATTCAACGATTTCAGTTTGGTTGATAGCATCATTAGGAAGCGGTTTTCAGCAGGTACAGGCAGACCGAGGTTGATATAATATCCTCTGTGAACCTGTCCTGTGCGGTCAATGCGTCCAATCATCTGCATATAGTCGTTGATGTCACTTAACGGCTGGGCAATAATCATTGTGCGCTGACGCTGGTCGCTGAATCGCTCTGATGCGTGCAAGCTGATACCAGTAGAAGCCGACTTGTTGAGAATAAGCACATCAAGAGTACCATCGTTAAACTCTCGCTGCATCTTCTTCTTGTCCTTGTCGGTTCTGCGCTTCACAACAACTTCGCCCTTGGCATTACGCTCAACATACATATTACGTCCTGTCAATTCGCCAACCTTGTAGCCTTTCTCGTGAAGACGCTCGATAATGGCATCAAGTGGACTGATAAAGATGTCACTTGTGCTTTCACGAATGAAATCCTGCAACTCGTAATATGCTTTTTCTCCTGCCGGACCTAATGCCTGTGGAGAATATCGCTCGTGGCGTTCGTTACCGTCCTCATCTTTTACGGTGTACTGCATAACAGTGTCAAGTCCTTTTAGTAGGCTTGCACTGAATGTAGGCTCATCAATGATTTCGCCTGCGGCATAGTCCTTAATGCTGCTCTCCATTGTGCTTTCCAACGCAATAACAGGGTGGCGACCTGCATTGATTTCGGCTTCCACTTCATCTGCAATAGCATCGACTTTGAGGGCAAGCATAAGCTGCTTGGTGTAGTTGTAGGTCTTGCTTGCAAATGGCACATTCTCTACGCCCATTTTATCTGTGCCTCGCTTCACACCTGCGCTCTCAGCCATAACAGCAAGTTCCATATCCAATGCTTCAATCATCGGCTTTACATAATCCTCTTGGAATTTGATGATGGCATTGAATGCTGCTATGGTACGGTCGTAATTTTCTCTTGCACGTCTAACAGTTTCGGGGTCAGTAATTGTTTTCCAATCGGTAACAACATCGCTCATATCTCGCTCTCTGCGTACCATTTGCCCTGCATTTGTTAATTCACGGCTCATAATTTCTTGCAGAGTTACACCGCCTTTCTCAATGATACTAATCATCTTATCCGGCTCAACCTTTGCTTGGCTCATCGCTGTACGAATTGCATACAAAGGCATTGTGTCGGGACGCTTTGCGAACGTAGCACTTGCAAACGTGGCAGCTTTCGCCCCACGAAGAATACTTTGCAGATAGGCTCCTGTATTGCTCGAACCTGCCGCCGTATGACTTTCATCAAGGAACAGATAGTTATCCTTTGCAATGGCACGTAAGAATGTGGCTTTCGGGGTAGCCTTGCCATTCTTTACGTTCTTGCTTTTCTTAGTGCGTGCGCCACTTTTTTTGGCTGCTTCCTCCATTTCTTGTTGACTGACAGCATCACCAGTGTTTACCTGCGAATAGGTGAGTACAGCAAAGTCGCAGTCTTCGGGAAGTTTGCCGGTTTCCATTACTTTTTTCATCTTGGAATCCGACAAACCTTTATATACCACTTTACCGTTGGCATCTACCATTTCACCCTTATTTTCCTTTGCCGATGGGGAGTTGAAAATAAATGGAACAAGGTCACCGCTTCCAATATCCACCAAGTCACGATAAATATCGGAGAATAAGTCTGCTTTCTGGGTGATGAATACAGGTTTCTCGCCTCGTTGCACTGCCCAACGAATAAGTGCTGCCATTTGGCGACCCTTACCAACACCTGTTTGGTCACCTATAATGAGTGCTTGACCTTGCTTCATCTGATAGATAGCCATAGCAACACTATCCATCTGCTCTGCGGCAAGTGCCTGATGCGCTTCCTCAATGGTGTCATATCCGAGTTCTGTCTTAATAAATTCGTCTATGCTGCCGTGCTGTGCTTCAATTTGAGTAAGCACATTATCCATTGCCTCTACCATAGCAGCAGGAGCAACGCTTTCAAGCCTGAATGCTGTATTATGAGGACGATAAGGAAGTTTTTCTTCCGTCAAATCTCTTTTCTTAGGTTCTTCACTTAATCCCAGTCCGCTTCGTTGAACGTCCACTCCATCCACTGGCTGAGTCCCATTTCCCACAGTTCGTTGTTCAAGTCTTCTTCGGTCAGTTGAAGACTCTCCAATGGTATCAGTTCCTCTCCCGGTCTCGCCAACTGTATCATTCTGTCCACGTTCTCCCAATACAGGTCGTTGGTCGCTCTCAGAGTTTCTCTCCAATCCGGTTCTTCCTCTCCGTTCTGTTTGGCTTCCACTCTCATCATTCGCCTCAGATTGTCTATTATGTCCTGCTCCGTCAGTTTCCCCGGATGCGTTGTCAGCGACAGACAGATGTCGCCCTCCTCGGCTACGTAATACTTCTGTTCCATTTGTCTTTTCCTTTGAATTCAATACTTCGTTAATAATCTCATATAGGTCATCAAAACTTTCAGCCTTGCGGATAGCCTTACTCTCCACAGGTGGATATACGGCTGTCTGCACCCGTTCCTCATTGCTTCTGCGACCATCTATAAGTATCATACGAGTAGGGAACGTAGTACCTTGTTTTGCGTACAGTCCGCCACTCATATCAATAACACCTTTCACGTTATAGTGGTCGTACAGATACGTAAAGAATGGCTTCATACTTTTTATAGCACCATTAATAGCATATTCCATATTTCCACCAATGATAATGGCTGCTCTGCCATCATCTTTCATACTTGCAAGAGCATTTAACGTAATCTGTGGGTCAAGTCCGGGTATCATCTTTCCGTCATACTCTACAGCCTCACGTTTCCCAAATGGAGGATTGGCAATAACAACGTCATACTGCATACCACCTTCAAAGGGCTCTGTTGCATCCTGCTGTGTTACCTCTGCAAAACCTTGCTCGCGAAGATTATCCAAACGTGTTTCGTCAAGTTCATTTGCGCGTACTTGCTCAACAGGTACAGTGAACACCAGCATGCCGTTACCTGCCGTAGGCTCCAACACCTTACCGTCAGCTTTGTTTGCCATTGCAAAGCGGTTAGCAATCCAAGCCATAGGAAGAGGAGTGGAATACTGCTGCATCTTGATACGATTACTGCTTCGTGCGGCAATGGTGGGTTGCATTTCATAAAGTTTGCATATCAAATCGTATGATGCACGGCTATCTCTACCTTTGCGGCCAACAACCTCTCGTGCGGCTCTCACCAATCCGTCCTCAACAAGTTCCTGCAACAAAATGTCGGTTCTTCCGTCATTATCCACCTCCATTCCCAACTCACTTGCACGCTTGCGTAGGTCTAAAATGCTTCTGTATGGCTTTGTCCCATTGTCAAGAGCCGCAAGCATATCAGCCTTTACTGTCATTGCAAATTGGCGATGCAGTTCTGCATCAGTTCTCTGTAATCCATGTTCGCTATTTTTATTGTTATCAGTCAGACCGTCAAACAAACCCAACTCATTTGACTGCTGTGAATTTACTGCTTTTTTCTCGTTCTTTTTACGTGCAGGGCGGCTTTTTTTGATGCGTTCCTGTGCAATCTCTGCCTCTTGTTCCACCTCTGCCTCTCTTGTTATGGTTTCGGCAGTGGCAAGTGCATCAATGCTTGTTTTGTCGAAATTCGCCACATCAAACTTCTGTACCTCTTCGTATGGGGTCATGTCGGAATCAAGTCCATTTTCTGCCACCTCCGGTAAATCCCTCGCACCATTGTAGAACGCTTTGAGGTATGGGCGTATGGCATCGCCCAAGTCTGCAATCATGGCTGTTGCATACTCGGCAAATTTGCGTGCACCTTTCTCCAAATGGTAAACAGCCATCTCCGTACCAATGGCAAGTATTTCAGGGTCTATGCCCATGTTCATTTGACCGAGCAACTTCTTGCGCATACGCTCACGGAGTTCTGCATAGCGTTCATCGGTAACAAGACGGTTGCCACTCGTATTATTTTCAGGCTTAGATTCTTGCTCTGTGGTTGCCGCTTTTTCTGTACGTACAATCTCCCTAATCTTAACCTTGTTTTCAAGAATGGTTTCAACAGCGTCACGCAGTTCCTGATTAAAATTCTTGGGATTACGTACAATCTCCAACATTTCTTCAGGACTGTTTGCCGTATAATTGAAACGTCCATCCCCGATAGGGATAGGTCCGCTCACATCATCACGCCTCAATGTGGTTAATCCCGTTTCCTTATCAACAGAAACAGAATATTGCCATACAGGGGTGTATTCCTGTCTTTCTTCCGGCTTTGATGTTTCCGAAAGTTGAGGTTCTACAAACTGTACATTACCGTCATTGAGAGCCTGCATATCAGACATTGAGACTGGCTGTTGTGATTGTGCATCAGTTGCATATTCTGCCAAGCGTTCAGCATCTTCCTTGCTCCGCATCATGAAGCCTTGCTTTTCCTTATCCCACCAGCCTTTCAGTTGTTTGGCAAACATTGTGGTGTGCTTCCGAACAGTATCTCTTAATTCATCATTGAACTTCACAAGGTGCATATCCAACACCTTACCTCTTTTGGTGGTGTATTGTGCCTGAGTAATGGTGTATGCAGCATCAGTCGGTGTTGTCGTTTCTTCATTGGAATTGTTTTGTTCCAATTTCCGCTGTTCAGTAAAGAGGTCGTTTATTTCGGAAATAATGCGGGCTTCCTCAAATATATCACTCTGACCATGTGCGGCTTCTTGTTCCTTGTGCAGTTCTTCAATGCGTGATTTGATTTCAGAAAGTCTGTTGACTTGTGTACTTGAACTCTGTTCCTCAACACTTTTAACTGATTTGTATTCAGCAAACGCTTTAGTCTTACGGTGGCTACTATCTATCCACTTCTCGAAATCCTCTAAGTTGACACCGGTCACCACTGTCTTGTGTTTCTTCGCCCAGTCGTTGTCATAATTCGCAAAGTAAGCTGCTTCGGCATCGTCAGTCTCATTGAAGCCAAGCATTACCTTATGCTCGTCAAAGCTGCCGTCCTCGTTATACTGGTCCACCACGAACACCCTGCGTCCGTTCCACCCGTCAATGTCATTAGAGAGGAACACGTCTATATGGTCACCGTCCACGCCCTCCGTGCCACGAATGTAGCCGTAGGTGTTCTGCATGGTTGTTTCCCATTTGTTGCCGTTGGCATCTACACCGCTACGCACAGAGCCTTTCGGCTGCTCTATGGTTACGTTGAATGTGCCAATCTGCACGTGTCCTTTCTTGTAATTTCCGGCTTCTTTCTGCTTGTCGGTAGGATTTACATCCACTTCCGCCTCTGCCGCTGCAATTTTTTCTCCTAACTCGTTGCTTTTAAGAGAAATATCACTATCTTTGCTTTCAGAAGATGCACCAAGTTCAGACGAATTGATACCGAGCAAGGCAGGCTGATTGTCTGTTGAAGTAGGCTTGTTCGAATCGTTAAGAGGAACAGACTCCTCGATTTGCGTTGTCGGATGCAAACTGGACTGTTCATCTTTCAAAAGGCCTTTGCCTTGGTGTGAAGCGCTGCCGGATTGTTCGCCGCTTAATGGACTCTTACCGGTGGAAACACTTGCAGATGCGGCATCTGTAGAAGAGGACACATCTTTCGCGCCCCTCTCCCAAAGCATAGGTCTTTTATTTAAACCGCCTATTGATTCATAACCGGAAGTCTTTAATCCATAAAATTTGCCATTGTCAGAATTGATAAGAATCGTAATCGCACGTTTCCCGGTACGTTTGCGCCCATTCTCTATGGAGAATATCAAAGCACCGTCATAACCCAATCGCACATGGTCAAAATTATTCATAACGTCAAGCACAAACGAAACGGCTTCATCCGTAGATGAAATTCCCAATTCCTTTCCATGCCGTTCAAGCATATGAAGCATCATTCCGGGTGTCAGTCTGAATGGGGCTTTTGTATATCCTATCTCGTTAAAGATTTCTTGCGGTATGTCGGCAAGGTCTATGTCTCCTTTTTCATCTTGATAGAAATACTCGCCGTTCCCTGATTTCTTGTCGCTTAGTGTGTATCTTGCCTGTTTGCTTTCACTATTTGCTTCAATTCGTTTATGGTCGCTTTCAATCGTGCTTCCTTGTCCGTCAGATTCTTCAATTCTTCTTCCACTGTCGGCTGCCCAGTTTCCGTTCTCAGTTCGTTTTCCTGCCTGAGCATCTCCTGAGCTTCCTTGCTGCCCTCGTTGGCTTGTTGCAGTATCGCCAGCCAATACATTGCTTCGCTGTTGTCCATCGTAGATAATGTTTAATGTTTCGTAAATAGCCTGTGCAAGCGTCCGGGGAGTGTTATCCGGCTGCTCGAACAGGGTTGCTTCCTGTGTGCCTTGGATAAGGTCATAGATTTTGTTAAATGTACTTTGTATAATGCCTTGGTTTTCTCCCTTGTACATCGTTGCCAAAAGTAATGCGAAATTACTGAAATTATCGGAAGGGAGATAACTTTCGCCCGTTGCATCATCAATCTGATATTGTCGTTTCCAACTTTCAACGGCTATCCGTGCCTCTTTGAAATTTTTCGCATCGGTAAATAGTTTGTCCTGCGACAAGGCATAATAAGCCCGGATTGAGTTCTGTATCTCCTCAACCATACGCTCTGCATTCGGGCTGTCATAATCTCGGAATGCCGTTGCGAGAATAGCCTTTTGAGCCTTTACAGGCAATGCGTTGAACATTTCTTCAAGACGGACACTGCCACCCTTAAAAATGCTCTGATACATAATACCTCGCAAATCATTCTTGGCTTCGGCGGTAAGGTTGCCCTTGCTGTCAAATGCACTCTTGTACTGCGTAGGGGTAATGTAACCTCTTTGGCTCATCCATTTCACAACATCAACACCGTTGCTATCGACAAGCCCTGCAAATGATGTCTCCTCATCGGCAGACTTCAACAGCAGGTTGGCAAACGAACGTATGTCATTGCCCATCTTCTGCAAAGCGTTCTTTGGCTTGATACGCTCAATGCCGCCGCTTTCTGTGTCCTGTGCGACAAACTGACCGAGATTGATAGCCTCGGTATCGTCCACTTCAAGCATATTAACGAGGACAGGACGTTCCACAGAATCAATATCCTCGGCACGCAATCCAAATTCGTCTGCGTGGTCTTTCAGATACTGCTTGTACTGCTCTGCCTGGTCTTTGTGACCATACCACATCTGACGGAGTGCGTCACTTCGGTTGTTGCCCTGTATGACTTCCCCTCGTGCATTTATGGTAGGTGCGCCTGTATATGCAGTGACAGAAGATGTGATTTCTTCGGGACGAATGTTTCCGGCAATCTTTCGGGCAGACAATACGCTTGCTTCATCATTACGCTCCTTTGGCTGTGCCTCATCAATGAAGTGAAGCGGATTTCGCACACCTTGAACGTGACTCGGTTGCAACAAGTTTGCATCAATCACGGATATACGACCGCTTACAATAGCATCATCACTGAATTTTACGGATACCTCCTTTCCCATCAATGCCTGTACAGGCTCTTGGCGGTCTATCTTATGACCGTTCATACGTCTGTAACCTCTTGCCCGTGCATCCTGCGGCTTATCATCCACCATATCCGGCACTCCGTTCAAGGCTTCACGTTCAATGCGCTCTGCCTCCTCACGTTCCGCACGTAACTTTTCCTCTTCCGCCTTACGCAATGCGGCGGCTTCATCGGCAATGCGTCTGCGTTCAGCATCCGCTTCCATTTTTCTGCGGCTGGCGGTACCGGCTATCTTCTGCCAAACGAGCAATTCCTGTTTGGCTACATCAATCGCCGCCTTGCGTTCTTTCTCGGAAGCAATCTTTTCGGCAATGGAGTTGCCACCTTTTGATTTTGTTTTCTCCAACTTTTTCAAAGCAGCTTCCTTGTCAGCTACCATACCATCAGCCACAGTCTGTGCCATAGTCTCATCACCCTCAGTCTGCTCCACAATAGCATCCCAAGCTGTGTCGCTGTCGGCCTGCTCATATAATGGATTTCCCTGCTCATCCTTTGGTATTCTCTGCATGGCAGGAATTGCCAAATCGGCAGAGCCAATATTTTGATGAGCATTGTTATCATTTTCGGGAATATTTTCCACACCATTGTTGTTCTCATTTTCGGCAGGGCGTTCAAATGCCACTCCGTTATGCTCCAACAGCATATTGTCGAGTTCATCACGAGTGAACAGGTTCACACGCTTGCCGTTGATAGGTGCTTCGGTAAATACTTCATATCTTCCGTCTGCATTGACATCAGCTGTGATATTGCCACGGACGGTAACGCCGTTCTCATCGATAAGCGAAACAATGTCATTGAGGGCGTACTGCGGTCTGTCCGCCTCCTGTATTTCCTGTTTGCGCTCGGCATTCTCAATGGTTCTCTGCTGCTCGAACTGCGCCACACGTGCCAAATTTGCCGCATCAGTCTGTTGCTGTATGGTTTCTTTTGCCAATGGGAAAATGTTCACGCCGTCCGATACGTTAACTGTGCCGTCCCCATTATCCACAATACCGTCCTCGTTGGCTATAATCTGAACCTGTATCTGTGCGTCATCATCGGTAATGGTGTATGTATCTCCGGGGTTGAATGTGACCACGCCGTCAATCTTGTCGGATGCTTCCTGCGCGAACTGCTGAATGATAGCATCCTCTGCTGTCATTTTCTCATCGGACGGGTTCAACGGCTTATCAATGTTCAATACGGCATCTGGCGACACCTGTTCAAGTGCGCCTGTTTCCGCATCACGGACAATGATACTACCGTCCGAAGCCTTGTTGTCAATGCCGCTGCCGTCTGCATATAACACAAGGTTTCCGCTAACGACATACACGCGGCGGTCGTCCTGTTTCATCGTTGCGCCCTGTATCATGCCAGTGGTGCGGTTGGTACGGGCATCTACCATTGCATTGCTTTGCTCCACACGTGCATCTATGTCATCACGCACACGCTGAATCATGCCTTCATATACCTGCTTAGCATTCAGATAGTCAAGAACAGTTTCTAACTCGCTTTCTCCCCAAATGCCATTGCTCCGCATTTCCTCCAACGCATTCAGAGGATGAGCATCCAAAAAGCCAAGTGTGTCTTCATCCACTATGGCAGAAACCCTCTGCCGCTGATAGTCACGCATATTCTTGGCATCGGTCATTTCCTGTGGGTCTGCGATATTGTAACCATCAATGTAGCTTTCATCAAGTGACTGTACATCTTCATCCTGTCTGCGTCCACGCTTCTGTGCGAGTGTACCAAGGTTAAAGCCCCTCATCATCAACGAACGCTCCATGTAGGTAAGGATTGCGGCTCTCTCATCGTCTGAAAAATTCTTGTCGTTTACAATTCCATCTGCCACACTGCCAATGTCATCATTGGTCGTGAGGTCGATAGTTGTCCTTAACGGCTCCCATATTTCTTTGCCAAGCAATTCTGTTGCACGGGCATCAGCCTTGTTCACTCCGTGCTTCATTGAAGCATACTGCGCTCCCGACAATGTAGCCTTACCTGCGCCCATCAATCCCATAGAAAGAGCCATACCGCCCCAAATGTCGCCGTGGAATTGTCCTGTCGCAAGCAAATTGGTGCGTGTGCCATCCGGGTTCTGCTGATAAGCATCGTCCAGATTGAGCATGGTGCGCCACAATTGCCCATAGTATTCTTCCGTTACCTCTCCAAAATAGTCACTCACACCCATTTTGTTGAATAACTGATGTGTCTGTCCCATGATACCGTTCAACGCACCTGCATCAGCCTTTGAAAGCACTGCACCGATACGCTTTGCACCCACCACATTGGCGAGCTTACTCATATTTCCAAGAGTAACTACAGGGTCAAGGTGCGAACCGAACATTTCCGAATAATTTTCAACGATGGCATTGGCTTCTCCTTGCCAAATGGCATTTCCCCAAGTCTTGTCGTTGGAAAAATCATAGTTTCCGTTCTCATCGACAACCACATCACCGAGTTTTCTGTCAATAATGTCGGCTGTGGTTTTCCCTGCCTGTACCGTATTGGTCATAAGCGGAGCACGGAGAAGCAGGTCATCAGCGGTCGTACCGAGAGCCTTAATGGTCCAATTGGTTGCATATTGTCCCAAACCTTTCACGCCGTTGTTTTTCAGGTATGTCTTGAAGCCCTGTTCCACCATTTGCTCTACTACTTCTTTGCCCACCACCTTTGTGGCGGCTTTCGTTCCAGCTTTGGAAAGAACATTGATACCGTTGAATCCACCTCCTGTAATGCCAAAGTCAAGCATGAATGCAGGCATATGGCCAGTCATCATACCGGCTCTGTTCCAAAAGCCAGCGTTCCCACCATACATCTGCTCCGCTTGTCCTTTGTTGTAGAGTGCGCCCATCATTTCATTGTAGGCTTCACGCTCTCCATCCGTGGCATTCTCTCCTTTTAGGTCATCGGCGTTCATCATCGTCAAAGCGTCACGCATATCGCTCATGCCGAAATCCCAAGTGCGGAAATCTCCTGCCACACGACCGAAACCACGCCAAAAGCCTACATCTACACCTTGTTCACGGTCTTTCTGTTCTTCAAGGTCTTTGATAAGTTCCTCTGTTTGACGAATGGCGACATCCAAGGTACTATTTTCCCTGTCGCTCATCTGACGAGGAACATAGGTATCTGCTGCAAGCAAGAATCCAAGAGGAGCTGTATTCTTTTTTGTATCTTCTTCCCATTGTTCATGCACTCTATTGGCACTTGCATCTCGTTTTTCTTGCAGTTCTGCAAGTTTCAGCCTTGCACGGCGTAGTTGTCCGCTTACAGACATATCAGCCGCCTGTCGGTATCTGAAACTCTCCATGTCCGCAAGTCCCTTACTGGTGTATCTGTTGCCAAGAGGGGTAATGTAGGTTTTCTCCAACTTTCCGCTCTCTGGGTTGAACTGTATTTTCCCTTCTGCGGTCTGTCCTCCACCCAATGGGGCATTTTCTTGGTACTCACGCATGGTCTCCATTTGTTCGCTGAAACCGTCCAACATTTGCTCCGTGCGGCGTTTCATTTGCCCCATATTTGCACTGAAGCGTATTTTGTCCTGTTCCGTCAGCGGCTTTTCTTTTGCTGTAGAGATTACAGGAGTTTCGGGTGTAGAGTCCGGGGCAGTCTGTTCAGGCTGTTGCTGTTCCGACATGAAAGTCTTGTAGTCTGCCGACTTTACACGATATTTCTTTCCCTCACGCTCCATGATTGTAGAAGCATCGGGAAAGTCTTTCATAAAACTGTCAATGTGTTCTTCACGCACATTGTATTTCTTTCCGTTGTATTCAAATATTGGCATAGCTATTTGTTTTTACCGGGTGTATAATCAATCACATCGTCATCGCCGCCACCGGGAACATAGTCCACAACCTCATCATTCAGTTCCGAGGTCATGGTGGCAGGGTCAAGTTTGGAGAGAGAAAGCATGATTGCAGAGGCTTTGGGCGATTTGTGCCAATTCTGTTTCACATAGTCCTCTTTCTTCTGTGGTGTATCAAGTTTCTTCATTTGACGGTCAAAAGCCCTTTTCTCTTTTTCATCCTGTGGAGAGAGGTCGGCAAGCATTGCGTCATACACCTGCTGCATCGACCCTTTCCAAACATTCTCGTAAATGGCTACTTGGTTTCCGTCACCGTCCGAAAAGCCGAGTTGTTTGCCACGGACACCACGTGCGACTGTCGCTCTCGCTTTATCACGCTCTACAGCCACATTGTCATTATGCCTCTTTACTTGGAAATTGTAGGAACGGTCAGCTTGACGTTTGTTTTCGTCAAATGTCGTTTGCCAACGCCTATCGGCTTCTTTATCTCGACCTTTCTTGTATTCCTGTTCTGCATCATATCTGTCATCGGCGATTTTCTCCCGCTCGTTACGATGTTGAATACCCTCATTGTATCGGTCATCATTCTTTTGGTCAAGACCGAGTTGTCTTTGCCAAGAACGTTCACGGTGTGCTTCTTCTGCATCCGCCTGTTTCGCCCTAATCAAGCCATTGAAATATGCCGTATTCTTTTCATCACGGTCTTTCATCAACTTGTCATATCGGATTTTTGTACGCTCCGACATGGTGTTCTTGCCTGTGTACATGTTCGGTGCGCCCTGTGTCGTAAAAAATAGATTGGAGAGAGCCATAACGCCATCCCCAATTGCAGCAAAGATTTCATTTCTTCGCTGTTTCTTCTTTTCCTTTTCAAGTTCCTCTGCTGTCGGTGGGGTATAAGGGTTCAGTTGTCGGAACAATGCTTCATAGCCGCCTCCACCAGCCGGAGTTCCTCCGTTTGTCGGCGGTGTGCCATTCTGCTTTGCCGGAGTCGGCGGTGCAGCCGGGGGAGAGGAAACAGGCGCATTATCCCCCGAATGTTGTTCCGTCCATTCCTTTGTGCCTTTCGGTGCATATCCTCCGCTTCCGGAAGAGCTGCCACCCAATATTTCATCCAATGTTGCCATAGTCGTAGAATTTAGAAAGGCATGGATGATGCGGCATTGGCAACACCCTGCACAGCCTGACCGATTGCTTGTGCTTTTCCTTGTTCAAGTTGATTAAGCTGCTCCACAAAGGCATTGTCATTTGCCATGTAGGTAGCCTCGATGTTGTCTTTCCGTGCCTCTGCATTGGCTGCAATCTGCGATGTTGCATCGGCGAGTGCCTGGTTGTTTGCCGCTTTTGCAGCCGCCACACTCTCATCCGTGCCGCCCATCACAGCCGCCGAACCTGCCGCCTGTTTGTTTCGCTGTTTGATACTCTCTTCGGTCTGTGTCAGAATACGCTGTGCATCGGCACGCTGGGTAGCGTCCTCATTATAGCGTCTGTCATACCAGTCTTGGTTTTTCTGCCGCTGCGCCTCTACATTCTTCTTTGCCCTTTTCATTGCTTTCGATGCAGAGATACCTCCGAAGATACTGCCTGCTGCACCTATCGCACTTCCAATAAGTCCCATATGTATGTGAATTGTTAATAGTTATACTTCTAATGCAAAACTAACCACATACCTTTGAGCCATTGTTTTATCCTTTTACGGTCGGATATACGGCAAGTATGTAAGGATTCATAAAATCACTACTTCAAACTATTTTAGTATGGCAAGACAGAAGAATGACGGTCGGGGACGGCTTGGTGGAAGACAGAAAGGCACACCCAATAAATCCACATCATCTTTGCGTGAGATAATTTCAGAACATTGGCAGCACTATCAAGATAGCGGACAATTCAAGAAAGACCTTGATGCGCTCGACCCACAAACGCGTGCAGTGGTTATGGAGCGGTATGCACAGTACATAGCACCAAAAATGAAATCGGTAGATATGGAGGTCACGGCAAAGGTTACGCATACTATTGAGGACAAACTGCTTGAACTCAGTGAAGAACCTGACGAGGATGATTGACAACCCCTCATGATGGGTAAATACATACAGTTTGTTTGTAGCGGTGTCAGCAATGAACACCGCTATTTTTATTGTGCATTTATTGCTATTTCTTCCGAAGAAATAAGGATTAATGTACAATTAAACGCTATAAATGTACAAGAATGGGCATTTCTTCTGAGGAAATCCGAAGAAATAGGGTATAACTGTACATTTATGCTTATTTCCTCCGCAAAAATGCCCATTTCTTCGGAAAACACACGAAAATAGGGTAAAAACACCCCAAAAATGCCCTATTTTAGCACTTTATTTCTTCTGAAGAAATGGGGTATAATTGTACATTTATTGCTATTTCTTCCGAAGAAAAGAGCATTTCTTCTGAATAAATCCGAAGAAAAGGGTCATAATTGCACATTTATCGCCATTTCTTCGGAAAACCTTTTCTTTTATTACGTATATACACAGTATATACTCCATAAAAGAATATATCTACTACTACATCAACCGCGCGCATACGCGCGTGAGAGAAAAAGATTTTTTGATTTTTTTCTGTAAGGTAGGTAGAAGTCTAAAGAGAAAAAGAAAAAGTTGCGCCAAAAAGAAAAAGAGAAAGCCCACAAAGAGAAAACTTCCTTGCAGGTTTCGGGTGTAAAAAGATAAACGGGCAGAAAAACTCCCACCCGTTACCTTTGCCGGAAAACAAATCCAGATGATATGAAAAAGATTTTCAAAGAAGCGATGCGCCGCTATCAGAATTGGCGATACCGCCGTCTTTACCGCAAACTGTTTTGGTTCTATGCCAAAATAAAAATTGATGGTGATGCAGCCGGTCAAAATGCCGCAGAGGCTTTCAAATGGCTCACTGCTATTGAGTATGCCGATTTGTTTGCTCATCGGCATAAACCGGACGTTTAGCATTTTCTTTCTTGATTTTGGCGGAGGGTGTAGGCAGCGTCATCGTCACATCAAACGAGATACGGTTGGTACTCCGTTTCGATATACATCCTCCAACCACTTTGATACCTGCCTTACCCTCAGCTTCGCTTTCCACCGCAATATCGAAATGGACATTACAACTTTTGCCGATTCCACTAACAGTGGGACTTACCAAATATCCTTTGCCTTCCGAATTGTCTATTGCTTCCTGTACGCCCTCTGCAATCTGCGTTAGCGTTTTGTTGATAAACTCTTTCAGTTCCATATTGCCGTTGCTTTGA